ACCTAGCAGGTAAGCTGACCGATCTTTATTCTGACAATAAACCGATAAAGCAGAATATAGATCAGAAAATTTCTGTAAGTTGGCAAGATACACCTGATCTGATTGAGGCAGACGCAGAAGTAATTGACGATAAAACAAACCCCTCGCCATAATTAAATGGCAAAGGGTAGTTAGTTCTAGTTTACTCACTTTCTTTTATTATATCTTAATTGTTTAACGCATTACATAAACTTTCCATATCGTTTGCGTCAAAATTTATTTCTGTTATTTCTTGATCTTCACTAACAGTAGGTAATTGTCCCTCTAAAGATTCTTTTATATGACCATAAACAATCTTTTCTTCTCCTGTTGAAGAATTATATTCTGTTAATTTATATATTACTCTATCTGCCATTATTCCTCGCTTTCATTTTTTAACTCATCACCCGTATAATTTTCATACCAATTCTCAATATTATTTTCGGCATGTTCATACATTTTTAATTGATTATAAAACCAAAGTGTGAGTTCAAGTTTATTGTGTGCAAGTTCTTTCTTTACACCTGCATAAGTTCCAAATGATTTGTCTCTCAACATATTCATTTTTATTTCATGATCGTAACAATTACTCATCTTTCTTAAACTCCACAGTTTTTTTAGATGTATATAACCAACCATCTCTATCAATATCTTTTAAAATTAATTTAAAACATTTTTTTAAAAAATATTTAGCCATATTATATTCATCAAATTCAGCTATAACTGTATTTGTTTTATGATCTAAAATTGTAGTCATATCTGTTTTTGTATTATGTCCTAAAGACAATTCATATATCCTAATCATGTTTAATAAACTCCACATTGTAATCTTTGTTTTTAATAAAATCATTTATCAATTTATTATAAACCTTTTTTGGTTCTGAAGTTGTGCTTGAGAAACGTTTAAGATTACTTACTGCTAACACCATCAAATTCATAGTAAACCATAAGTCTCTTGTCATGTGTGTTTCTGTTGTGGCTTTTGTATTCATAAATTTTTTATGAACCTTACCAATGTAATTGTCTATTTGTTGCATCTCTTTCATTGTTTTTTTTCCTTTCTTTGTTTTTATTTAATTCCTTCTGTTGTTGCTGTTACATATTCCTGTAAATTCATTTTACAATCAACAAAAGCCTCAATCTCAGCCTCATCCTCGTTTTCAGCCTCGATAATATTTTCATATCCTAGCTCTTCAATATTAACTTTGTACTTCTTCATTTATACCCTCCCAATAGATTTGTTAATATTCTTGGCGTTATTTTTTTAGGTATTGGCAATCTGTATTTTAACCAATCACTCCAATATTGCTTGATCCTATATATTTTTTTAATAGGAACTTGATACATATTGATATTATACTGTCTCATATTCAAGCTCTTCTAGTTCATATTGATTTGGCTCTGGATGTTCTGAACACTCTAAAAACATTTGACAGATATGATATATAACATCATCATGAACACGAATAGAAGCACCATCAAACCAGTCTAAATACCAATACTCGATATAATTAATGTTCTTGTTATAGTCTGTATAAATCCTAAATTCATCACTAGGACCACCGTAAGACATTTGAAAACGCCAATATCCAGAAGTTTGACCCTCAAAAGTTCCTGCTTCAACAAAGTCAAAGGATAACCCGGTCTGGTTTACATAGTCGAAAAAATCCTCGTAACATTCATAGTCTTCATTGTGTTTTCTTTTGTCTTCATCTTGTTCAAAATAATCAAAAGCATCTTGATAGTCTTTTAATGTATCTTGATATTTTTGATGTACTAGATCAGCACATTTTTTTTCTTTTGTCATTGTTTTACCTTTCATTGTTGTTTCGTAAGTATTAACCGAATTGGTATAATATAGCAATAGTTATGATATGCGCAGAATGTCGCAGATATATTTAATGCTTGATATTAACCAAATTGGATATATAAAGAGATTAAACAATTAAAGAAAGGATAAAAACAACAATGAGTAAAGAAGTTAAAACAATGTATGAGCTTACAAATGGCGAGTTATATACAAGGGATCATATAGCAGCTTTTAAAAATGCTAAAGACAAAGGTTTAAGCAATCCAAGTGAATATATGTATATGTATAGTTCATACAATAAAGACTATTTTAAAAATATAAATTTTAGAAATTATATTTCATTTATTCAAGAATAAATAATAATAAACATTGAACCCGGTTAGGTTAAGTCTTAGCCGGGTTTTTTTATTGAACCAGTTAAATAGAATAGAAGTTTAATTTAATTGGTTGGATATGTTGCAATTCTTATATCAAGCGCCGCAGCGCCAGTTCTCGCATATATAAACGGCTGATAATTTATAGTTATCGGTAATCATAAGTTATCAATAGTAATATTTTGTAGCTATACATACATTTTTACAAATGCAGACACCCCATATACCCCATATTGCGACCGCATGTTATAATATATATATACATGGGACTCGAGGACTCCCTTACACACAGCTTCATCTTCATCTTGCCAGACCAACAATAATAAACTAGATATGGTATATGAACTATTTTTCATCAGAAGATATGGATTGTGTTTGCTACATAGAAGAAAAAACAAACAATGTAGTAATCAAATTCTTCAATATGCCAGACCATGCCTCTGCTGAGTTATTTACAATATTCGCTATGAATAGATTAGGTTTTGATTATCACCCTCTGAATGATTATATGCCTAGTACACTGTTTCACTAATGTATGGATATAAAAATACCTTATACACCTCGTAAGCATCAAGCCTACATTCACAAACAAATAGATAAACACAGATGGAATGTATTAGTTTGTCATAGAAGATTTGGCAAAACTGTGGCAGTTCTAAATCATTTGATTAGATCAGCTTTAACTTCTAAGAACAAGAACCCTAGGTATGCCTATATATCACCCACCTTCAAACAATCAAAAGCTATTGCTTGGGATTATATAAAACAGTTCACCGCCAAAATACCCCACACCAAATTCAACGAAACAGAACTGAGAGTTGATTTACCAAATGGCTCTCGTATCACCTTGCTAGGCTCAGAGAACTCAGATGGTTTAAGAGGTATATACCTTGATGGCTGCGTGATTGATGAGTATGCGAATGTAAATGAAAAACTATTTCCTGAGATTATTAGACCAGCACTATCCGATAGAAAGGGGTACTGTGTTTTCATTGGGACTCCGCAAGGAATGAATAATAATTTTTATGATCTATACCAACACGCACAAGGTGCGGAAGATTGGTTTCACTATAAAGCTAAAGCTAGCGATACGAAAATTGTCGATCAAGAGGAATTGGACAAAGCGAAAGAAGTCATGGGTGAAAAGAAGTACATGCAAGAGTTTGAGTGTGATTGGATTGCAAACATTGAAGGTGCTATCTATGGTGATGAGATTGCAAAATTAGATAACAAACGACAGATTAGTAGAGTACCTTATGATCCTAGTCTACCAGTATCTACAAGTTGGGACTTGGGAGTTTCAGATCACAGTGCAATCATATTCTTTCAACAACTAGGTCGAGCAATCAATATCATCGACTACCATGAGGAGAGAGGTAAAGGTCTACCGCATTATATTCAGATGATAAAGGAAAAGGATTACATTTACAAAGATCACTTTGCACCACACGATATCGAAGTTACAGATTTTAGTAATGGCAAGACCCGGAGAGAGGTCGCCTATCAATTAGGAATTAGGTTTAAGGTCGTGCCAAAAATTCCACTCGAAGATGGAATACATGCAACGACAATGATCTTGCCGAGATGTTGGATTGACGTAGACCATTGCAAAAACTTGATAGATGCGTTAAGACATTACCACAGGAAGTATATTGATAAAAACAGAATGTTTAGATCAAAGCCTGTACACGATTGGAGTTCACACGCTTGCGATGCCATGAGGTATCTAGCTGTTGGACTACAAGAAATAAATGATAGACAAACTGCTCCACAAAGTGTAGCAGATAATGAATATAGGATTATATAATTATGGGAGCAGTTAAAAAAATTTTTAAACCAAAACTACCACCACTTCCACCACCACCTGAACCTGCGCCAGAACCACCGCCAGCAGTTCCTGAAGAATTACCAGAGGAAACAAAAGAAGAGATTACAGCAAAAATGGCAACTAAAGAAAGAAAAAGAAAAGGTAGAAAGTCAACCATTTTAACTGGACCATTAGGTATACAGGAAACAGAGGAACAAGCATTAGAAACTTTACTAGGTAAGTAATATGATTTTAAAAAATATAAAAAAAATTTTTAAAAAGAAACCAGCAGAAAAAAAAGTTAAAAAGGAAGTAAAGCAAAAGATAAAAGATGAAGAGGTTTTAGTTTTGTCTGAAGATAAGACTTATGAGAATGAAGTTATGAAAAAGGCTACAAAAGAAACTAAGCAAGAAACTAAATCTTCATTAACATTTGGAGTATAATTATGGGAGCAAGTGGACCATCAAGAGAAGGACCAGCAAATAGATATGAAAAACCAAAAAAGAAAAATCCAATATCAAAATTTATTGGGAGTGGTGGTGTTCTAGGAACTGTTGTAGAAACTGTAAAAAAAGCATCTAAAAAATCTAAACAAAATGTTTTAGATTATGAAGGTCAGGCAGCAGGAGTAACTCCTATGCGTAATCCAATAAACCAAAGAGATAGAGAATCAGATAATCTACCTACAGTATTAACAACACCAACAATACAACCAAAACCAAAACCAATAGTAGAAGTTAAAAATATTGGTGGTAGAGATGTTCAAGTTCAAGCACCAACTGAAGCAGAGATGGCACAAGCAGAAACAGATAAAAAAGAAGAATACGATGTTAGAAGAACAAAACGTAGAGGTAGACGTATGACTATTCTTACTCCAACTGGAGGAGTAAGAGGAGACTTCGTACTTGGCAAGCCAACATTATTAGGATCATAATGGCAAAAACAGATTTAACGAAAACTATCATGGCGAGATTTGATCGCCTTAAAACTGGTAGACAAAACTGGGAAACACATTGGCAAGAAGTTGCAGATTATATGCAACCTAGAAAAGCAGATGTAACCAGAACTCGATCACGAGGTGATAAAAGAACAGAACTCATTTTCGACTCCTCTCCAATACAAGCTGTAGAATTGTTAGCTGCATCTCTTCATGGGATGTTGACTAACCCTTCTACGCCTTGGTTCTCATTAAGATATAAGGATGAAGGATTAGATTCAGATGATGAAGCTAAACTTTGGTTAGAGGGTGTTACTGATACTATGTACACTGCTTTCAATAGATCAAACTTTCAACAAGAAATATTTGAACTGTACCATGATCTAATTACATTTGGTACAGCAGCAATGTTTATAGAAGAAGATCAAGACGATCTTTTGAAATTTTCTACAAGACACATCAATGAAATCTATATCACTGAAAATGATAAAGGCAGAATAGATACAGTATACAGAAAATTTAAAATTACTTTGAGAGCTGCGTTTCAACAGTTTGGCGAAAACTTATCTGAAGAAGCAAGAAACAAAGTTGAGAAAGATCCATTTGATGAAATAGATATTTTACATGCAGTATATCCAAGACAAGACTTTGACCCTACAAAAAAAGATAAAAAGAATATGGAATTTGAATCTACTTATGTAGAATATAAAAATGGTAATGAACTATCAGTAGGTGGCTTCATGGAGTTCCCTTTTGTAGTACCAAGATATTTAAAAGCATCGCATGAGATATATGGTAGATCACCTGCAATGACAGCTTTACCAGATGTTAAGATGCTAAATGAAATGTCAAAGACAACTATCAAGGCTGCACAAAAACAAGTAGACCCACCTCTATTAGTTCCTGATGATGGTTTTTTATTACCAGTTAGAACTGTACCGGGAGGACTAAACTTTTACAGATCAGGTACAAGAGATAGAATCGAACCACTTAACATTGGCGCAAACAATCCACTAGGTTTAAATATGGAAGAGCAAAGAAGAACTGCAATTAGAAATGTATTCTATGTAGATCAACTATTGCTACAACAAGGACCACAGATGACAGCAACAGAAGTCATACAAAGAAACGAAGAGAAGATGAGATTACTAGGACCAGTATTAGGTAGACTACAATCAGAATTATTAAAACCAATGATTGATAGATGTTTTGCAATATTACTTAGAAACAATCAGTTTGCTCCAGCACCTGAGTTTTTATCTGGTCAAGATATTGAAATCGAATATGTATCACCACTTGCTAAAGCACAAAAAGGAACAGAGCTTTCATCAATTACAAGAGCAATAGAAATATTAGGATCGCTTGCTAATGTTGCTCCAGTATTTGATTACATAAACTTTGATTCTTTAGTCAAACACATTGCTGATCTTGTAGGTGTTCCACAGAAAGTTTTAAAACTACAATCACAAGTAAACGCTGAAAGAGAACAAGCAGCTCAACAACAAGAACAAATGGCACAGATGCAACAACTGCAGCAAGTAGCCAAAGCAGGAGGAGATATAGCACCGCTAGCGAAAGCATTGCCAGATGAAGCAAGAGCTGTAGCAAATGCAGAAGCGGAATAGTATGGATCAAAAAGAACTAGAAAAAAAAATAAAACAACTACAAATAGATTACAAATCAATATTCAATTCAGATGAAGGCGTAAGAGTCATGGCTGATCTTGAAAAAAGATGTCACTTTCTTTCTACCACCAACATAAAAGGTGATAGTCATGAAAGCGCATATATGGAAGGACAACGCAGCGTTCTTCTATTTATAAAACAAATGCTGCTCACAAAGGAAAAATAAAATGTCAAACGAACAGATAACACAGGAAACTGTGCCTGTAGAACAGACAACTACAGAAGCACAACCACAAGCAACACAAGCAACTGTTGCCAAAGCAGACACACCTGCACCACAACCAACTCAATCAACTTGGAAAGATTCTATTAGCGAAGTCTATAGAAACGATCCAAACATTGAAAAGTTTACAGAGATAGATGCACTTGCAAAGTCATACATCAATGCAACTAGAATGATTGGACAAGATAAGATGGTTGTACCTAATAAAAATTTTACTGAAGATCAATGGGAAGAAGCCTATATAAAAATGGGTAGACCAGAATCTGCAGAAAAATATTCATTAGATGTAAAATCAGATGTTGTTTCTTTAGATGAACAAGCAATAAAAAGTTTTCAAGAACAATCTTTTAAATTGGGTTTGAACAATGAACAAGCAAAAGGTGTTTTAGATTTTTATAAAAACAATATGGAAGCACAAACTCAACAAGCAAAAATTGATGCAGAAACATCACAAGCTCAAGCTCAAAACTTACTTAGACAAGAATGGGGTAGAGATTATGATTCTAATATTGCAAAAGCTAAATCATTAGCCACTGCCAATCTCTCACCAGAAATTTTCCAAATGCAACTAGCAGATGGAAGTTTACTTGGAGATAATGTTGATGTCATCAAAGGCTTTGCAAAGATTGCAAACATGATGTCAGAAGATAAAATATTATCTACAGAGTCTGAAAATATGGATAGAAGTCAAGATATTCAAGCTGAAATAGATCAGATTATGAATGATAAGAATGGTCCATATTGGAACTCTTCTCATCCAAATCATGATAAAGTTGTTCAACAAGTTTATACTATGAGGGAGATGTTAAGTGGAAGCAAGTGAGCATCTTAATAACGAAGAGATTAGACTTGAGATTTTAAGGATTGTTAAAGAAACAGGAACAGAGTTTCAGAAACAAGACCCCTTGCCAAT